CTTACCAACGCTACTGTGCCATCTTCGTCCATGCACTATTGTGCCGCCGACCTCATCAATCTGTGTCGTATGCGCGGCCCCGGCTTTTACAGCATCGACTATGAGATGAGAATTGACATTGATAACATTGTAATGGGTATCATTGGTGATCGTGATGTTCAGGGGGTGTGCGGTTATGGCTGCGGTGCCGGATACACCACGGGAGCCAACGGCATGAATGCTTATGGCAATGTCACACGTCGCTGGAATGGTGGCAACACTGGCAATATCATCTTCGGTATTCAGAACTATGTCGGCTGTAATTCCGAGTGGCAGGACAATGTAGCGGTCAATGTGCCGAGCTTTGTGGAGATGCGACGTCAGAAATATGCAGAGGTGGCATCGTTCCCCATAGATGCAAAATGGCATATCTACAATCCTCTCACAAAGACGGAGCGTGTCGTGCAGGGCATTACCGATACAAGCGGAATGTGTGTTGCACGTGTCAAGCATGGCCGTTACTGCGACATGATAGCCTCTCGCTGTACCACTGACACAAGCAAGTACAATCAGAACTATGCCGATGGTCATTGGTATTCAGCAGGGCGTTGCCGTGTCCCTCTGCGGTCGGGCGACAGCGCGGTTGCGTATGGCGGTCTTGCGTTCTCACGTGCGTATCACGCCGGGGCGGTCTCGAATACGTACTGCGGCGTGCGGCTGGCCTTCAGGGGCGAGTGCGTGTTCGAGGACGAAATAGCGTAAAGCGCAGAGCGCGATTTGCGAAAAAGCGTCAGAGGGAGAGCCGACCAACGGGAGGGTGCTCCCTCTCTCTTTATCCCACCTTTGGCGGGTCGAGTTATTTGAAATTTTAACATCTGACCGAATTTTCGTAACTTTGCACTCAAAAGGTAGACAATCCTAATGCCGTGTCCCTCTGCGGTCAAGCAACAACGCGAATGCGAATAACGCCGGGGCGAACTCGAATACGAACTACGGCGTGCGGCTGACATTAAGGACTATAATGTGGGGCGGGTATCACCGCCCTTGTTATATAAATCGCCACACTGCACCTCCCACGTGTTGGGCAATGTAAGAGACGAGGGATTGGAGCCTCGGCAACCCTCGCGTAAGCAGAAAGCCGGAACATAACTAAGAGCCCTGAAGGCTGATATGGAGATTGATTATCCGATAGACAATCTTATCCCGGAGATTGTCAGCGATTCCAATATGTATGGCGGTTATGATTATGTAATCAGCCATTTGGAGAGCAAGGAGCAACGGGAGAAATATGCTCCGGACAAGGAGCCAAGGCAGGAGTATGAATTTCGTACTCCCGAAGAGTATGCCGCGTATCTTGAGAAGCAAAGACACGCGGCTAATGTGCGTGAGGCAATAATCGGCACTCTTAAAAAGCAGATTTCCGATGGTAGCTTTCGGATTACGCTGAAAGATGTAAAGACTATCCATGTCAAGGATGGTCCCAAAGATAGGGAATGTCAGGCCCCAAGAGTGCCTAAGCGTGTCGGATGCCATTGTATAATGGTTATCGTCGAAAAATACGTCTATCCGCGTCTTATTCATAATACGGGTGCATCCATCAAGGGAAGGGGTATGCACTGGATGCACCATATCATTGAAGATGATTTGAGAGCGGTGCCGGAGATGTTTACCCACTATTATAAAAATGACATATCCCATTATTATGACAGCATAGACCAGGAGCGGATGAAAGCCGTAATCCGGCAATATATCTGCGATCCTGTTTTGCTTCCGATTCTCGACAGCTTCATTACCCTGCTTCCCGAAGGACTCTCAAAAGGGTTGCGCTCATCGCAGACTTTCGGCAATCTGTTTATCTCGCCGGTTCACCATAAGATGCTTGCTATGGCCGAGCGTTACTTTATATCCTCTCCCGATGGGGGTGTAGAAGTAAGATACCTCTACTACAACTATTGTGATGACACGACAATAGGAGGTAATGACAAAAAGAGGCTATGGCAGCTCAGAGATGTCTATGTAGCGGAGATGGAAAAACTCGGATTGAAAGTCAAGCCGAATGAGGCGGTAAGGCCCATCACCGACGGACTCGATATGGTAGGATATGTCCACTATCCGACCCACTCATTGCTCCGTAAGAGGACTAAACAAAATGCAGCCCGAAAATTGGCTAAAGTCAGTTCACGGAAGCGTCGGCAACAGATAATCGGCTCTTTCAAAGGCATGGCTTGTCATGCAGACTGCAAACACCTATATTTCAAATTAACACATCATCAAATGCAAAAATTCTCAGAGATGGGAATCGTATATACTCCCGCCGACGGAAAGAAACGATTCCCGGGCAAAGTCATGCGTCTCAGCGCGCTCCAGAACAAGACACTGTAAATACACGACTATGAAAGTGAGATGACGACCTCTCATGGAGAAGACCGCTATCTCGTTTCTTTCCGTGATGCTCAGACCGGCGAGTGGGGCAAGTTCTTCACATCTTCGGAAGAGATGAAAAACATCCTCGATCAAGTAAGCGACAGAGAAGACGGTTTTCCATTTGAGATTGTAATTCAAAGCGAGGTATTTGACGGAAATAAAGTGAAATACAAGTTTACCTGATTTTCGGTTTTTCAGGCATTTGGCTCAATCTGCCGTTTTTAGTCGTATATTAGCGCAAAAATCAAATTTGCAATGAAAAAAATATACGGCGCACAAGAGCGGCAGGATGGTTTATACCGTATTGGCCGCAACAAATGGGAGATTATCTTCGGGTTCGGCAAAGACTCGGAGGATGAAACAACGGGCTATAATTATCGGAAACGATTCAATCACTTGCCAACTCTCGATGAAATCAAGGCCGTTATCTTCAAGCAGGTCAATGAAGATACCGACCGGGCGATTGAATATGGCCTTACATGGAATGGACTGCCGGTCCATCTTGACAACGAAACGCAAGGGAATATCGTGGGGATACTTGCACTGCTCCCGGTGGCCGGTGATTCAATGTTCCCCAAGACATTCAAGGTTGGCGAGTATGAGAATGGTGAACCTGCATTTTACGAGTTCACATCCGTCAAAGAATTTGCCGAATTTGCAAAAACGGCATCAGATCACAAGGAACGTATGTATGCCCTCGGCTGGCAAGAAAAGGCTCTCGTAACCGAAAGTGCATTCACGGCGCAGTAAGCAAAGCTAATCCAGGAACGGCATGGGGTTTCATTGCCTTATGCCGTTTCGCTATTTTTGTATGTATCTTATTTATCGGTGTTTAGCAGGTTTTGGTAAATCGGAAAATTTAGGAATTGGCTCGACAACGCGCTTATTGACTTACTTTTGGCGAAAAATAGGAGTCATGAAAATTAAGCAAGACCATCTCAAACATTTTAGCGTCTGTCTGGCAGTCGCATTTTCAGCATCATCAATAGAGGCCGGATTTGGTGCCTCATACGGTCAGTCATTCGTCGCCGGCATAATAGCAGGCGGCGCAATCGGTGTGGGCAAGGAGTACGGCGACAAGTGCGCGCCCGGCAACAAATGGGATTGGAGTGACATCGCCGCTGATATTGCCGGCTCCATTGCCGGCTCTGCCATTGGCTCGTTGTTCTCGCTTATCAATCATTAACATCACATAGACATGAACAATTTATCAGAAATCCTCCGCTGGGCATTTACGGCCATCGGGGCCATTCTCGCCATCATCGAGCCGACTTACCCATACCTGTTCATCTGCACCATTATGATACTGGCCGATTGCTATACGGCATGGTCGTTGTCAAAGAGGGCGCGTAAACAGTACCCCGACAAAGTAAGCCGGGACGGTAAGAAGTTCAAGAGCCATAATTTCGGCAAAGTCATAATGACACTGCTGAAAGCGTATGCACTCATCATAATGGCTTTTATGATTCAGCAGCACATTACCGATTCATGGCCCATCGACCTTACCAAAGTGGCCGCCGGCGCCATTTGTTTTTGGCAGTTGTGGTCCATACTCGAAAACGAGTCAAGCTGCAATGGCTCCAAATGGGCGCGTATGCTCCAGAAGATACTCGTCGACAAGACCTCCCGGCATTTCGACATTGATT